TGTACTTGTTCATGACTGGTAGGTACTGACGGATAATCTTGGTCTTGATGCCAGTATCCTTCAGCATCTCCATCATTGCCTTGGAGTAGTCGTGCTCCTGATCCAGTTCCATCTTCTCAGTGATCAAAGAATCTTTCTGATCAATATAGTTGTCTAGTTCGGTGGTTGCCTCTACGATATTGGTTTTGGTATCTGATACCTGTGCAATCTCTTTTTCAAGCTTAGCAATAGCTTTATGTGCCCAAGAGATCTTTAGTGTGTTTTCACTATGTTGAGTATTCAGCTTTCTTTGTTCTTCTGCCTGTGCGGTTAGTTTCTCTACTTGCTCTTGGTAGTTCTTAATATCGTCGTTTACCTTCTGATACGAGCTCTGGACTTCTTCGGCCTTCTTTGCAATCTCCGCTTTCTTCTCATGTTTAATATCTTCTGTAATCTGTTGCGTGCAAGTCGGACAAACATCGTTTTCATCGAAAAACTTACTCTCTTTAACTAGGGTTGAAATATCTTTCTTCAGTCCGGCTGATTCTCCTCTGGCCACTCCGGCAGACTCATTAGCCACTCTGAGAAGTTCTTCTGTCTGATCATACGCTGTCTGGAGAGTTTCTTGTATTTCTTCATTTTCAAGCTCGATCTGCTCAATTGTATTCTCCTGCGCCTTGATTTCGGTTTGTTTTTCATAAATCTTTTCCTCGTTAAGAGTTTTGATATCCCGAATATACTTCCGCTGCATTTCAATCTTGCTGCGTACTAGATCAACCTGGTGGTTCTTGTCGTTGATCTTATCACGGATAACTGCAATACCTTCTTTGAGGATACCATTCATCTTAGAGAAGATATTGATGTCTAGCAGGTCTTCGATTACCTCACGACGCTGACTGGCAGACAGCTGCATAAATGGTACGAATGATGACGAACCTAGCACTACGATCTGATGGAACGATTTGTGATTGAGCTTTAGAATGTTCTGCTCAAGCATCTTCTGAAACTCGCGAGCATGCGACGTTTCATTGAACAGTTCACCGTTACGATGAATCTCGAACATCTGCGGCTTCATACCACGTACGACCTTATAGCGGTTAGGTCCTACTGTGAACTCAACCTCTACCTTACAGTCTTTGTTGTTGATGCTGTTAATCAGTTGTGGTTTATTAATATTACGGTATGGCTTACCAAACAAACCAAAAGACAGAGCATCCAGCATAGTAGATTTACCAGCACCGTTGCCACCAACGATAAGCGTAGTACTATCTCTATCCAGCTGAATCTCTGTGTAGGTATTACCGGTGGACAGGAAGTTTTTCCACCGTACGGCATTAAACGTTATGATAACTACATCCTCCGCTTGCTATAAATTTCTTTAGCAAGTTCATCTTCATTTTTACCTTCAACATATCCATATTGTATCAAATATTGAGCCCTTTGTAAATATACTTTTTGCTCTTCATATCCTAAATCATCATATGGCTTTTTTTCAGGTTTTCTTTCCATGGTAACATTCTCAAATTTTCTTTTTCAGACAATACTTCAGGTGGGATGTTATTATCAAATCCGAATTTAATAGAGATAATATGATCTAATTGATATCCTCCCTCTATCCCACATACAGTTCGAGGATAATCATTAGGATTAATTACATTCTTATATTGTTCATATATTTTTTGAGTAAGTCTATGAACTTTTCCTGCGTACTTTTTATAGGCTGGGGTACTGTCTTTCATTAAGGTTTTGCGATATTCTTCCGTTTGCATATAGCTTCTATCTATTGTCGACAGTTTTTCTTTAAAGTATTCTGACTGGTTCATACACTCACGAGAACAATATACTGAATTCCTATGAGGAGTAGAACACTCCGGACATATCTTATCTTCGTATTTTCTAGGTGCACCTGAACCAATTTTTCTGGGATTAGCTATAGAATATTTTCTTTTAGTTCTTCCATAGGTTGCTTTGCTTATATTATATTTTTTCTGAATAGATTCGGAGTCGTGGGTTGACCACCAAATAATATCTTCTTTCGATAAATGCATACACTATCTCCTTTATGATAGTATTTATACATTTTCATTTTTCCATGCCACTCTATTGAATTGGATCATAAAATTTCAATCGACTGTGCTTCGGTGTACAGATCTCTCATTTTTTGCTTAAGGTTAGGCTTATCCAGATTAGTCTCAGATGCTTCAATATAATCGTCCAGAAGCGTCTGTGTATCGTCCACAGCAAGCTCTACCTGTTCGTCATATCCAATCATCTGGTCGAAATTTTCTGCAATCTTTAGATCGTGCAGGTTCTGATCCTGGAGCTTATCGATGAATGCTTCGAACATCTGAGGCTTAGTCTTGTTCACTACCACTACCTTGACAAAGTGTCCTGAAAAGTCTGGAATTCTATTATAATCATACTTGGTGTCGTTGTAAACAACTTTTTTGAATAAAGTATGTGGATTCTGGATCGCAGTGATTTCTCTGGTCTCTGTATCAAGAACATGGAAGAACTTTTTATCGTTACAGTCAGACCAAAAGAACTCTAGCTGGGAACCAAGATAATGGATATTCCCTTGACTGCTTTTAGTATGATAGTGGCCAGAGAGTACTGTTTCAAATCTATTAAAGATCTCAGAGTCTAATCCATGATCCGATTTAATGCCACGCAGCATTTCAAACCCTTTGATGTCAAAGTGTCCACCAAGGATATCTGCTTTGCAGTTCTTAATAAAGTTTACAGATTCTTCCCAGTTATCCTTAGCCATCCATGGAAGCAGCGCAAACTTTAACGATCCGTATTCAAGGACTGTTGGCTTTTCAAGGATTGCAACTTCGTTGATAAAGAACCCGAGGAGCTCTTTAAGAGAGTTTGGATTATTGGTATCTTTAAAATAAGTATCATGATTGCCAGGAATAATATCCATTCTAACGTTAAGGTCTCGAAGAGGTTCGAGAAAATGCTTTCGATTGTGGTGAAGACACTTAATGTTGATGGCTTTTCGGTTATCATAATAATCACCTAGATGCACAATCTGTTTGATATCGTGTTCTTTAAGATACGGAAAAAATGTTTCATTGTAAAACTTAGCAGCATTATCTAAAAATATATCGGAAGAGTTCCGGATACCACAGTGGGTATCGTTCAAAATTGCAATTTTCATTCAACTCACTTAATAATGTTGGCAATCACCGTTTCAAATTGTTCGACCTTCTCTGTTCGATTAGGCCAGTAAATATAATCCTTTTCCGGGTTCTTTTTAAGGTTAGAAAGTAGCGGGAGTATGGCATTGTAGAGCTTGTTTACTTTTTCCTCGTACGATGATGCTGTGGCTTCAGCTGTTGCTGCGCTCGCGGCTGTAGTCTGTACAACCTCCAGTTCCTGTTCATCGACGATAGTAAATCCAAAATCGAAAAGGGGTTCATCTGTCATTATAGCACCTTTAAAATCTTACGGCCTTTATGGTCAATTGCAAAATCACCATAGTAGCCAATTTCTTCTTGATAAAGAGAAGGCTTCTTAATTGATCTGAGACTTTCCAAAAGAGTCTTTTTCTTAATGCGAGCAGGAATTCTATCTGCGGCATTAAGTGTCACCTGTCCATAGACAATATCTGCTCTTTCAACTACTTCAATAAATTCTTTAAGAGAATATCTCTTCATAGAAACTCCGTCAAGTCTGAATCATTAGTCTTACGAACTCTGCGCTTAGGCAAAGAAGCTTGGGGTTTCACATACTCTTCATCGGTCATTTCTAACTGATCGCGCATTTTATTCTTAACTTCTTCTACGTATGACATGGTGATCTGTCTAGAATATTCATCTTGGTTGTTATTTATCTCGAACAGGTCTGATCCATATCCATTGTCGATAAGTTCATCCTTAATTTCTTTCTGGCGTTTCTCCTTAGCAATCCTGCGTAGGAAAGCATAGTAGCAGATCTGGGTAAAGTATGCAAAGGCATTAGGCTTACCAGTACGTGTAGCAGCTTCGATGTTATAGTTCCGAATGGCTCGAAGACAGTTTTCAATAGCATCCATTACCATCTCATCACGATAAGAATAACCAATGAAGTTAGGCTTACGTGAAAGACCTTCGGCAATCTGCTGAAATCCTAAGGCAATGTAATTAGGAACAATAGGTTTTTCTCCGTTAGCCCCGCGGTATGCCTCGACATAATCACAGACAGCCTGGGAAAAATCTTTATTGTTAATGTAGTTATCTCTTTTTCGAGCCATATATAAGACCTTGAGTTTTTCGAATATGTATGATTATACCCCATAACTTCTTAAAAGTAAACCTAAAAAAAAGGTTTACAAAGTAAGAAAAATAGTATATAATCTATATGTTA